AAGATGTGGCTGTCTTAAAAGGGTTCGTGCTGTAATCGCTGCCGATGAGCTGCACAGAACCCGTCCCCAGCAGGAACACCGTTCCATTCGCGCCGTAAACCGGAGCAGACTGCCCCGCGGGAACGGCAACCACGCCGTCCGCGCCTGCGGCAACTCCCGCAGTTTTCGCTGCGTAAATAGTATCTGTGCCGTCGTTACGGAGCCATGCGTTGCTTCCGCTGAATTCTGCCTTTTCCTCGCTGCCTGCGAGGGTGATAGTGAGTGTTGACATGTTGTCCTCCTTATCCTATTTTGGTGCCGTTGTAATACAGACCGTCCGACTTCAATATCAGTGAGTTTGCGCCACAAAGTATTTGGACGCTTCCATCGCTATTATTGTAACGCATTGAGATGCTAAAACCGTTAGAAACATTAAGGTTCACACACGCGGATGCATTTTCGTCAATGGTTAGAGAATTGTTTCTGCTCCCGATACCAAAGCCCGCATAGTCTTTTAAAAACCTTATGTTGTTTCCTCCGGTGTCACCTATTACCAATGAGCACTGTGTATCAAAGTTGTCTGAAATATAGCATATGTTCTCTTCGTATGTATCGCTGCCCGTCTTGGATACCCTAAAGCCGTTTGATGTAGTAGTAGCATAATATTCCGAGTTTGCGCCCTGGAGTTTTTCAGCCACACCTCCACTCTCACCAATCATGCCAGTCAGACCGTCTATCTGCTTCTGCAGCTGGGAGCGCGGCTGAATTCTTATGGGCTTCTCAGAAGCCGCTGTATCATCGGAAGCCGTTTCACCGTCAAGCGCCAGCATTACCGCAGAACTATCTGAAAGCGCCGTAAGCGAGGACGGCATGCTGCATTTTATTGAGTGCTGCCCGCGATACCGCCAGGTCTGGGAAGTTATCATGCCCGTTGCGTACCCGCGTTCAGTGTCTATCGCGCCACCGCGGAGCCGCACATAATCCCCGACATCAAGCGCAGGGTCGCCGGTAAAGCTGACGTCATACACCCTGTTCAGGCACTCGAAAAGCTGCCTGAGTTCGTTGTTCAGCGTTTCAGCAAGTTCCGCGTCGGTCAAAGCAGCTGTAAGCGGATTGTCGTCCAGTTCGAGAACTGCGAGCTTTTCGCTGCCACCAGCTGTAGCACTGAGCGATGAGGAAACTATATTCCCTTTCTTTCGCGTTATTATCTGAGCGATCCTTGTGGTATCGTCCGAAAATTCAGTGCTGAATCGGATATCTCCCTTTATCTCCCGCTCCGGGGTAATAACTCCACCGCTGTTTTTATTGCATGTGAGCGGCCGGAACTCAAGCGCGCCGTCCTGGCGGCGTATCCGCGCGAACGAAGCGGTCAGCATGCCGACATACATCAGCAGGTCGTGTTCCGTCTGGACGCGGGTCACGTCTATAGAAGCGCTCATAGCGCCATTAGGAAGCGCTTCAAATTCTGACTGCGACATTCCGAAAGTAACACCGGCTGCCGTGCATGCGTAGTCAACGAGCTCAAACAGTGTTCCCTCCCGGCTTGTCGAGGGGATATCAAACAGCACAAGCGCGTCGTCTGCGCTGAATTTTACGACATCGTTGCGGCGCTTGATAGTCGAGCCGTCAACGTAATACCTCCCCAGCGGAACGCTTTCAGAAGCAGCGGCATTCATGCTGCTGTCATGATAGATCCTGAAAGCAAGCTTGATGACCGCGCCGTCCAGGTCGCTGGTCTTTCCTGCAAAACCTCTCAGCCCCACGGAAAGTTCCCCCGAATAAACGCCGCCGGGACGAAAATCACCCCGACGGTTAAGCTTATTGATTATCTGCAGCGTTCCGCTGTCAATGTTGCTGTCGTCCAGCTGTATCATCGTGCCGTCTTTCAGGCGGACGGCGCCGTATACTCCGGTGTAACGCACCGGCGATGAAATGAGCGTGCTGTAAGTGTCGGTCACATTATACATGTTAATACTCCGTGAATGTCGTCGTGAATTCCCACCATGATTTTTCGGGGTCGTCGGGGTCCCATTTCAGCAGCTTCGGCTTGCGGGACGGGTCTGCGTAGCAGTCCATGGTGCTGTACTGCGTATCAGCCGGCTGCGCCAGGTCGAAGAAAGTCACCTTTATCTTAGGCGGAAGCACCGCATTCCAGACCTTGCGCATGTCAGGGGTCTGGAGCCTCCATGTGAAGCTTGCAGTCCGGACGTTGCTGCGTATGATGTCGCGGGTCATGAACATATTTTCGGAACGCCCCGCGCTTTTGCTGTCGTAATCGTCGCTGGTGGGTGAAAAATCGGACGGCGCGGGCATTTCCACACCGTCTATCTTGACTATCGAATAGGTCTTTGCCATCTGTTCCCCTTTCCGGGCAAAAAAATCAGCGCCCATTGCTGAGCGCTGTAATATCATTTTCTTCCGATTTACCTTCCGAACATGAAAACACCGATAAAGCCGAACAGCGTAAGGATAAACCAGAACAGCAGCATTGCGCTGATGGATTTGATATCCTTTGCAAGCTTGTACTGCTTTTCTTCCATGACCTGCAGGCTTTCAAGCATTACGGAAAGGTTGGTGTTTATCGCGGTGAGTTCTGCGTGAATATCGGCCGCGGTGTCGTTCAGAACAGTCAGCTCTGCGCCGACCCTTTCATCGCGGCTCTGGCTTGTTTCCGGCTTCTGCATATCCATATTGATTACCTCCGACATTTGTTGTATCTGTGAATATGATATCACAAATTGTCACAAATGTCAATATCCATTGGAACGCATCGCTTCTCTTTCCTGGTAATTGGTTACGCTTTCGCCCACAATATTTCCGTCGAGTTCAACGGTGGTGTGGAGTTCGATTGCCATTTGCTTCGTTTCGTCGGGCGTAAGGGCACGCGCCGTTCCGGTCAGACCAGGGGCGACCATGGACAGCGTGCTCTGCGGGATTTCGTAATCGGGATATTCCAACGGTATCTGTCCGCTTTCGCGCAGATTTTTCTGCAGGCTCAGCGCATAATCTATATTGAACCACTGGTCAAACCCATATCTGTTAAAATAGTCCTCTGCTAACGGGTCTGAATTGAAAGCCTCTTTTTTAGCAGAAGCCAAAGCGTCTACCGGATTTTCGTTATTCCGCAGATGTTCAAGCAGGCTCTGACTCATATCTGTATCAAGGCGAGAAAAACGATTTGTAAGCTCAATAGCTTCATTCCGCGCGGACTCGTTGAAATCAAACCCGATATTACGCCAGTATTCGCTCCAGCTTTTTCCGAAGTCGCCGAACCAGCCAGCGACCGTATCGTCTATGCTTTCAAGAAAGCCACCCAGTTCTTTTAGGGCTTCCCTTTGCTCTTCACCGTGACCGTTGAACGCCTGATACATCGTGCTCCCGGCATTCGTCCAGAAATCAGACCAGCGGTCGCCGAAGAGGTTCCGGATTTTCTTATCAAGCACCCGAAGGCTCGAAAGCTGCGTATCGCTGTCGAAATTGAACGCGTCGAATATGGTCCCGAAGCCAGTCCCGATATCCGAAAACGTCGTCGAGAACGTATCCGCGAACCCACCGAGGTCGAAGCCGTTCACCTGGTCGTCGAGGTCGCCGAGCTGCGCTTTTGCGTCCGCTACAGCGTCGGCAGCTTCGGAAGCGCCGTTGGTTATCGCGTTGAAATCAATCCCCCCGGTGCTGCCGGAGGAACCCTTGAATATATTCAGCGTATCGATATCGGCAAGCTTCTTTTCAGCACCCTCGGCGCTGTTGCCCAGCCCGTCGTAGCTTTCCGAAAGCCCGTCAACGCTGTCAGCGGCATTGTCCGCGCCCTCTGCGGTATCGTCGAGGGATTTGTTCTCCGACATTTCCCGGGCAGTGGCGCCTACGTCGGCTACCAGGGCAAGCACCCCCGCAATTATAGCGAGCCACCCGAATGTAGCTTTCAACGCAGAATTCCACGTTAGCTGCTTCGGTATGAGAATTCCAAGCAGGTTCTTCCACGCGGCGTTCGCAGCGTTGTAAAGCAGCTGAGCCTTGGTCACGGCAGGCATGGTCAGCGCTGCCGCAACAGCGATACCGAGCATGGTTTTTGCGCCCGGCGAGAGGTTCAGCAGATACTGGGCTATATTGTTTATCCCACCGGCGACCGTGGTTATCACCGGCGCCAGCGCTTCAAGCCCCGAACGACCGATAGCAACCAGCGAGGAAGCCGTCGGCAGCAGCTGGGTGCCAAGTTCAGCGGTGAGGTTCTCGAATTCTGCTTTTAACGTGGTCAGCGAGCCTGAATACGTGTCGTTCTCGCGGGCGTAGTTCCCGGCTGCGTACTCCGTCTTGTCAAGGAACATCTGCATTGCCGCGTACACCTTCTGCTGGGTGGTCTCAAGCTTGCCTAAGCCCTTTTCCTGCGCGTAAGCCTGCAGGGTGGTGTCGTTCATGGCAACGCCGAGATTATCCATCATCGTGAAATTGCCCTTTGCGGCGCCGGTGACGGCTTCCATCGCGTCCTTGACGTCAGTGCCCATGATGGAAGCGACGTCGGCGGCTCGCTGCATGGCGTTCTTTGACATTTCCGCGGTGCTGGCGTTGTCGAAGCCGGAGCCCTTGAACAGCGACCCCATCTTGTTTGCCGTCGCAAGATACGCGGACTGTGATAGTCCCATGTTCCCGGCAGCAGTGAGTGCAGTCTCTTTCAGCTTGTCGGCGTGTTTCTGGAATACCACCTCAACACCACCGAGGTTCTGCTCAAGGTCGCCCGCATTGGAAATACTGTCGCTGATGATCTTCCCGATACCCAGCGCGGAAACTCCCTTTGCCGCGTTTTTGAAAATGTCTTTCAGCGCGTCGCCGGATTTCTGCGACTGCTCCTCCAGGTCGTCAAGCCGCCCTATGACTTCGCCGATGGCCTGGTTGAATTCGCGGTTCTGGGCGTTTATGACGATGTTCAGTTCCTCAACGGTCATCTCCAGCCCCCTTTCTCTTGTTGTGCACAGCGGCTATTCTCGCCATGCTGTCGCGGCATTTACGCCAGTCGAAGCCCTTGTTTTCCCGCAGGAACGGGAAATGCTGGTCTGCGGACCTCGGAAAACGCTTCGGGTTGTTCACCGCAAGCCCGGTGAGATACGCGGTGTTCCAGGCAAGTATCGCAGAGCTCCGCATGGCTCCGTCGCGGCGCGCGGCTTCGCTTTTCAGCAGGTCGTACATTTCCGCGGGGGTGAGGTCGCAGAAGCCGCTGCCGTACACCCCGTTTTCTATCGCAGCACTTTTCAGTCGGGAGATCAGCTCTGCTGCGTTGCACGGCTGAGCTGATCCTGGACTTTTTTTGCCGCGTCTGCCGCTGTCTTTGATATGAAGCCGCCATTCACGAGCGCTTCGAATATCACGTTCGCCGCGTCGTTTATCGTTCCGCCGTTCTCGACGAACTCGTCGTACGCGTCGAGCGCTTCGTTCTTGGGAATGTCCGCACCGCAGGCGATGAACTGCGCGGTCACTCCTATGCGGTCGGTTTTCTGCAGCCCGTCGAGCAGGCTCTCACCGAGGAGCGCTTCCAGCTTTTCAGCACGGCGCGCGGTGAAGCGCAGTTCCAGGTTTTTATCCTCTGATATTTTCAGGATTGCTCCGTTCATGGCTCCTCCTTATGTTTCTTTCCATTCAAGGTCGCTTTCCATCGATACGGAAAGCTTGTACTTCATCGGGTCCCCGGCGCCGGCGCTGGTAATATACACAGTGGGCTTGCCCTTCCATGTGTAGCTGGTACCGTCCGGGAATGCAAGCTTCCAGTCGAGCAGGGTGTTCTCTTTCTCCTTAAGCTTGGCGAAAGCCTTCTTGATGACGGTTCCGGTATCCTGTGCAGTTTCGGTGTTATAAAAGAATTCGAACTCCAGCGAGCCGGGGTCGGTCAGTCCGTCGATATAGCGCTTGTTCTTGTCGCGCATGTTGGAGACATCGACCTTGTCCGGAGTGCTGCCCATATCAGGGTAGTTGCTCAGTCCGTAAAGCTCAAGAAAAGTAGCGCCGTCGTCCTCTGAAAAATCGAGATGTGTGTCTTTGGTTATGTGTTCCATGTGTTCCTCCTGTAAATCTGACCTGTGTGTTCGTCTATTGTCGCGCTGAATGTCAGCGTGCGCCGGTGCAGCCCGTTCTCCCTGATATCCGCGCCGGAATTCCGCACAAATCCGCGGGAGATGAGCCGTGCGGATAACGCGAGAGCCGTTCCGGTGCAGCGCTGCAAATTCGTATCGTAAACGTCTATCTGGAACGACACCGCCGCCAGCCGTTCCTCCCCCGAAACTATCGCCCCGGATCCGACGTCAAGCGGCGTAAGTATCGCCAGCGGAAAGCCCGGCACTATCTCCGGGAACTGCGGTTCCAGCACGGCTATATCCTCCACCATCGGGGGAATGATGATATTGACGTCAAGCATCGTCTATCGCCTTTCTGAGTTCTTCCGCGACAAGGCGGCAGATCTCCTTTTCCTCGTTCTTCCCGACCGCAGCCCGCAGGAACGACTGCGCTTTCTGCCCGTATGAAGTGTGCCAGTTGCCTTCTTCGTCCTGCCAGTGCCATTCCATCTTTGACGTGTGCGGAACTCCGGGGTCGCCCTGGGTGCCGGTGCCGTACTCCACGAACACCGCGTATTCCTTATTGGTCCCCACCGTGACAACACCCGGCGCAAGTCTCTGCACCCGGATACTGTTCCGCAGTTCCCCGGTATCCACCGGGCAAAGCAGGACTGCGTTTCCGCGTATTTTCTCACCGCCTCTGAGCAGCGCCTGGTCGAGCACTGCGCCGCTGTCAGCCCTTACGGACTGCATTTTCTTTATAAGCTGTTGTATCGTCATATCAGCTCGCACACCGCTTTCCGTATATTTCTGTAAACGGTCACGCCTTTCGCTTCGTAAGTGCCGCTGCGGAATTTCACGCGGTCGCGCTCGCGGATATCGGTATCGGCGCTGCAGAGTAGCTCTACTGAACGGCTGAATTTCACGCCGTACTGCTCGGCGGTCGCGTTATCGCTGAGCGGCTGGACTTCCGCGCGGATATTCCCGGCGGGCTGCCATGTGGTTTCTGTGCCGATGTAGCTGCTCTTTGCAGTCGCCGGGCGCGAAAGCGGGAGCGTTTCAAGCCTGTTCTGTATCAGCCGTATAAAGCACCCCCGCCTTTCTTGGGTAGTTTTTCAGCCGCGCCAGCATTTCAGGGGGAAGCCCGTCGAAGTTCTGGGAGATACCGCCCTCGCTGCGGGAACTTTCGCCCTCTGCGCCGCGCTTGTTGTACGCCATCACCGCAAGCTGTACCTGCACCGAAACGAGCCGCGCCGGAACTTCATCGCGACCGATATAGTCGCAGACTGCGTCCCCGGCGTCGTCCAGCAGGGCGGTTATAAGTCCGTCCTGCGCGTCGCCGATTATCCCGGTTAGAAGCTTGAACCGCTCCAGCGCCGTCATGCTCCAACTACCGCGTCGATAACTGCGGAAGCGGCTACCACCTTGCCGTCAACCACGGAAACGACAGCGACCTTGTTCCCGGCAGTTGCGGAGATGATACCGTCCGCGGGCACCTCGGCGAAGCCCGTAGCAGCCGCCCCGAACTTCGGAACAGTAACGGAGCTGTCTGCCTTGTACATCAGCTTTCCCACAACGTTGCGTGCGATTTTCAGCCTGCCCTTGCCGGTGTCGACAGCGCTCATGGAAAGCCCGAACTCGCCCATAGCGCCGAAATGCACGCCGACGGAGCACTTCTTGTTCTCGGTGACAAACGCGTCGTAGTATACCAGACCCTCGACAAGGTGTCCCGCGATACCGGGGGGATTATCGTGTATCTTGTATTCCGCAAGCTTCTCGGGGGAGCACACAGATTCGCCGTAAGCGATGATGAACGACGCGCCGGCGGGCATTCTGCTCTTGGGAACAGCTACTATCTTAACACCGTCAACGTCGCCGACCTGCCCGGTGATGAGCATGTTCTGCGCAAGTTCGGAAGCCTTGGTGTAGCCGTCGCACTGCTTGATAGCGTTGAGGAATTCGTTGGAAACGTACGCCACTCTGCCGACCGCAGGCACCTCGTCGTCGCTGATGGCGCTGTTTATCGTGAGAAAATCACTGTAAGCGGTGGAGTTGCTGGTGGTGCTGACCGCTACGTGCTTAGCCTTGTTCGCGGCGGTCTTAAAGCGGTAGGCGTCCACCTCCGGGATAACTACCTGATCGAGCTGTCTGCGGAGCGCCTTTGCCGCGTCGCGGATACCCGCCGGGGAATCCACCGCATTGGTGGCGTCGATGGTGAACGTGAACGAACGCTTCTGAGTGAGGGTCAGCTCCTCGGTGGTGTCCTCCAGCTCCTCGGGGTTGCCGTAGCGGTTGGAGCCTGTCGCCTTGTAGTCGTTCATTTCAGCGGTTCCCATGCTGTAGACCTTGACGGTCTGCGCTCCGGTGAATTCGTACTTGCCGCCCGCCATCGAAGTGGTGAGCGCTCCGAGCCTGAATACTTCGTCGACCTTATCTGAATACTTGGTTGCGAGATTTACTGCCATTAAATTTACCTCCTGTTAAACTCCCAGTCCGTCGAGGAAAGGGTCCTTTGCGCCGGGGTCGCCCTTTTTCGGGGGAGCTCCGGCTAACTTCTTTGCTACCTCCGCGCTGACTGCGTCCGCGAAAGCCTTTGCGACTGCCGCCGCGCTCGCTTCGATACCGTCGGGGTCGGAGATGTCCACAGCCCCTACCAGAGCGGCGGGGACGTTCTTCTCCGCGAGGTACTCCTTTGCAAGGGCGGTGCGCTCCCGCTTCGTGAGAGCGGCTTCGCGGTCTGCGAGAGCCTTTTCCTGCTTCTCGCGCTCATGCTTTGATTTCTCGTCTGCTGTCATTGCAGCTACGCGCTCGGCTTCTGCTCTTTCGTCCGCAGCTTTCTTCTCCCAGCGCTTCTGGCGCTCCGCGATGATCTTGTTGAGCTCTGCCTGGGTGAACGTCTTTTCAGCGGGCTTTTCCGGTTTGTTTTCCGCCTCCGGCTCGGGCGTAGATGTGGTAGGATCACCTCCTGCGGTCTGAGCGCCGCCCTGCTCCTGTGTTGCCTGAGTGGTCTGTGTTTCGTCTGCCATTGTTACCTCCGTTTAACGTCCGTATGACTGTATTCCGCGCGGGCTTTTTACGTCGTCAGCGTGTTTCGGACGAGTGTCGTCTGCAGGACAATAAAAAAGCAACCGTTTCCGTTTCGGAAATAGTTGCTGAATTATCTGAACCTGAAAGCCTTTTTCATATCAACGTCGATATTCTCAAATACGAGCGTTACCCTAGTGCCGCTTCCGGTGATAACCGCCGTCATGTCTGTACAACGCTCCGTGATATCTGTACCGTTGTAGAAAAGGCGCTCGCCGTCGTATGTAATCTTCGGTTGCGCTTTTGGTACTGCTTTTATACTGTCCATCTATTTCTCCTTACGGGCACAAAAATAGCGCCCCGTCGGAGCGCTTGATTATTCGGTTAAAATTTATTTTGTCTTGCACTCATCATAATGAGCGAACGACCGGCAGTTATCGCAGAAAAACGAAGTTGAATCTCTGCCGCATGAAATTTCTTTTACACGCACTTTGTCGCTGCCGCATTTCGGACATTTGCCTACGTTCTTATTAGCTTTATATGAAAGATAGTTATTAAGCCAACTCATAGTCTGCCTTCTTTCTTCAATTTCTCGATAAATTCATTTTCGGCTGCATAAGCTCGCCTTTCAAATTCTTCGAGATTATTCTGAACATATTCAATGCCAAATTCTCTGAATTGCTGAACATGAACACTTTCATGAAACAGTGTGCGAAGAAGCTCTTCCTCGCTTCTAAAAGCATTCGGAAAGAATGTAATCTTACCTATCTCCTCGGGTACTGCCTCACCGGCAAAGGGAATTCGCAGAAGTTCTTCGTTTGTGTCAATGTTTAGTATCAGCCCTTTTGTATCGAAACCATATTTTTTTGCCACCTCCCGAATGTGCTTCTTGCTTATCCTTTCAGAGAGATGTGAAAAGGCACCTGAGTTTGAGGTTTTACGATACAATCCCTTTTCTATCATTATACCACTTTCGCCAGATTTGTCAAGTGCCTTACTGCGCATAAACGAAACAAATTCGGGGTCGAGCTTGTCGAACTCGCCTTTCTTGAACGCTGCGAAGCTCTCCGCAAAGTATTCCGACTTGCTTGCGGTAGCGTACCCCGAAATTTTACCCGCATACTGGCTCATGCGTGAACCGATGGAGTTGTTGGTTTTGGCGTCAAACGCTTCCCACTGCAGGTGATGTCCCATTTCATGAACGAAATAGTCATGCGCCGAACCGTCCCCGACAAGAGAACGCCCTGCCTGTTTGTACCGCATAGCAATTTCACGCTGTGCACCTGTCAGGCTGTCCATATTCTTCATGACGGTATCCCATGCTTCATGCGCCTGCCTGTTGTACGCCGCAAGCGCTTCCGGATTTTTGAGGACGTTTTTGTTTATGTAAACGCCATGCTCAACGGGAGAGTATGCCATAACCGCGTCCGCACTTGAAAATATTTTCTTTCCTTTTGCGGAATTCGGGTCAATAGACTTGATACCGCTGATTTTAGGAAAGTCGTATTGCTCGAACGCATCGGTAAGCGCACGGTTGATATCATTTGCGTGTTCAACAGATATTCCCTTGAAGTCTGCCAAGCCTTTGAACGTCTTATCTCCGAGCCGCTGCTCAATAAACTTGCCTGCGTACTCCTGCGCCTCCTGCACGTTCTTTGCAGGAATGAAGCTGCTCACGGCTGATACCGCCTGCGGTTTGTTCATCTCCGAAGCCATAGCCTTGCGGCGGGCGGTGTCGGTGTTGGGCTTCTCGCCCCCGTAAATCCTGCTAGGTTTGCCCTCTACAAACTCCCTCCGCCAATCCTCATAGGTCATACCCGCCGGTACCTTAACGGTATTCCCGTCCTTATCCTTAGCCCGGCGCTCCAGACCTGCAAGCTCATCATCGCCAAAATCCGCAATCGTAGTCGAGCGGCAGAACGGGTGCATGGGCGGGTAGTTCGTGCCGGGCTTTGCCTTTGCGAGTTCGAACACCTTGCCGTCCAGGGCGGCACAGCACTCGCACGTCCGGCTGTCGAGGGTAGCCACAAACCTGTAGCGGTCAATCCCGGCTTCGTCGTACGCCTTTGCCTGAGCCGCATTCGCGACGTACGCACTTTCCGTCCGGACGATACGCCGGGCGCAGAACGCATTCACACCAAACTGCTCCTGGAATATCCGCGCAGTTTTTTCGTTAGAACGCCCGGAAAGCATACTGACCAGCAGTTCGCTTTTCAGCCGCGCCGTCATGCCGTTCACGTCCTTCCAGATGCGCTGAGAGTAATTCCCACCCGCCCAGCTGGAACGCAAAATGCGGTCAACGTCCTTCCGCGAGAACTTCGAGAAGCTGAACCCCAGCCCCGTGCCTTTCTGAATGCTGAAAATCTCGCGGTAGTAGCTGTCCTCCGCGACATTCCCGAGGGCTGACGTGATATGCCGGTTCTCGGTCTTGTACAGTTCCCGGCACTGCTTGACGATATCCTTGTTGAGTTCCTCAATGCGGGTGATGCGGTAGCGGTACGCCCCGGCACTGTTTATCGCATTCAGGAGCGCTTCCCGCTTTTCAGGGTCGCTGACCTGCTGCGCGGATTTCCGGAGCCGCTGTAGCGCCGTGCCGTCGCCGGAAGCGTTCAGTATCTTCCGGGCTTCCGCTTCGGAGATACCGAACGACTGCATTCCGCGCAGCACTGCCCTGACTTCCTTTTCGAGGTACGCAGAAGTCTGCCGTATCGCGGCGTTCATTTCGGCAGCGGTACTTTCAGCTGTGCCCATGCGGTCGTACATGTCCTGCGCTGCGCGGCGCTCCCAGTACTTACGGCTGTTCATCGCTCATATCCGGCGGCAGGTTCGGGAAATTGTTCTGCTGCTCCCGTATCTCTTCGGCGGCGGCTTCCGGGTCGTCCACAAAGGGCAGAAGCCCAAGCAGCGTTTTCAGCGGGACTAAATCCCGCAGCTCCGAAACCAGCTGCGCGACCTCGGTCTCATTGACCGGAAGCGCCCTGGTGAACTGTATCGAAATATCCCGGCTGTCGATGTGCGCTTTGCCGGTGGTGTCCAGCCAGCTGCAGAGAAGCCGCAGGCGCTCTTTCAGCCCCTCACGGAAATAGCGCTCCTTGATTTTCGTTATCTGCTCAAAACCGAGAAGCTTGTAGCGCATCGCAACGCCGGAGGCGTTCCCGCCGAAGCTTTCGTCGCTCATGCAGGGGACGTTAGCGAATTTATGTATATCCTGCTCCAGCGATTTGCGGAGAACTTCCACGCTATTCTCGTCGAACTGCCGCGTCAGCCATTCAGCGGAACTGTCAGCGTCGAGTTCCAGCAGGCCGTTTTCGCGAAGCGCCTTATAGTTGTCGGATTTCTCGTCGTTGGTATCGCCCATTGTGGCGCCTTTGATGAGAAGAATGGCTTCCACGAACTGCTCCTTGTCGTTCACGCGGTCGCTCTGCAGAATATTGTACGCGTCGATTAGCGACAGAACAGGCTCAAAGTCGCTGCCGCAGGTGGAATTGTTGTATATCTCGATGAGCGGCACGCCGTTCATTCCGTGGGGGCGGTTTTCGTCCGGCAGCTTCGGCGTAAATCCGGTGTCGGTGACGAAATGCGTTATCATGCTCGCAGTGCAGAGATACACGGAATATCCGACGTCCCGGTTCGTAACGCTGTCATGCAGCTTGTAATAATACACTCCCGCGACGGGCTTCTGCTGCACTGTGTCGTCATAGATAACGAACGCCTGGCGCGGGTCGGGGGAATACAGCCGCGGCTGCCCGTCCTCGTCGGTGTAGATGAACTCATAAGCCGTGCCGAATATGCTTGCTTTCTGCGCGAGGTCGATGTCCTGCGTGTCGCTGTCAGCGGTTCTCAGAAGCTCCAGGAGCGGCTCCAGGTCGTCGCCGGAATACTTCACCGGATTGCCCGCAAAATAGCCTACGCAGGTGTCTGAGATGTATTTCGCGTGATTGCAGACAAGCTTGTTGTTCGCAAGCACGGAGCGCTTTTCCCGGTCGCATATCGGGTGGTTTCCCTCATAGTAACGCTCAAGCCGGTCGTAACGGTCGTGCGTGTGCTGAATATGCTCCTTGATAAATCCGCAGGCTATCTCCTGAGTTATCCGGGTACCCGCTGATATCGTAAAGGGCTTTATCATCAGTAAATGCCCAGCTCCTTTCTGTTGCCGATTTTGGCTTTTTTGCGCCCGATGTCGTTTTCAAGGGCGTATCTCACCGCGTCTATTGAGTGGTTGTCCTTATCCGGGAACTCGTCCCGGAAGCCGCCGTTCCCGTCGGGGATAAGTTCATAACCGCAGAATTCGCGCCGTGTGTTCGGGCAGGACACCGGGTCGATGATTATTTCCGCGAGGTTCTGGAGCCAGGTGATACCGTGCTCTACAGAACCAGCCCCTTTCTTCACTGCGGTGATTTTCAGCCCTCTGGCGCGAAGTTCGTCGTTGCTGCGCGGGTCGGCGCATTCCGCGTAGATAACGCTGTTCAGTGTGTTTTCCGCCTTTATCGCTTCCACGAGCGGGTCGTACTTTATGCCGTAGCGGTAAATCTCGCCGAATATGTACAGCCGTCCCATTTCAAGGGCGCAGGCGACGTATGCAGTCGGGTCGGCAGCGTAGCCCCAGTCCAGCCCGCGGTGAATATGTGAAAAGCTGGCGCGTTCCTCCGGGGAAATCTCCCGCACGGTGATGTTCGGGAACACCTCGCCGCCGGTGCCGGTGACCTCTCCGAGATACTCGTGCGCGTAGGCGGTTGGGTTGTTCCTGCGGAGGTATTCCGCTTCCGCGAGGAACTGCTCCCCGAGCCATTCCGGGGGAACTCCGCGATAGTCGCTATGATGCACCAGCTTATCCGGCGCAGGTACTGAGACTTCTGCATTTATCCAATTGCGCTGGGATTTTGGCGGATTGTAGGTGTAGAATACCGCGAACTTTGTCCCTCCGCGCAGCAGCGACTGATTTATCGTGCGTATCTCCTCGATACCAGCAAATTCGTCCGCTTCCTCATACCAGACGTACTTGATGTACCCCTTGTGCACCTTGGTGGATTTGAGCTTTTTCGGCTTGTCCGCGCCACGGAACAGAATGCGCTGCCCGGTGGGAATATACACAAGTTCCAGCGGCGACAGCTTAGCCTGCCATAGGTGAGAAACTCCGAGCTTGTCGATAGCCCAGAGGAGCTGCTCATATACGCTATCCTTGAGGTACAATCCGACCTTGCGGATAACCACGGCGTTGGCTTCCGGGTCTTTCATCATTCCGAGCGGTATTTCAGCGCCGATGAAAGAGGACTTCGTGGAACCGCGCCCCCCCTTGAGCCAGTAATGGGTGTGCAGCCCAGCAGCAATATCGCGGTGCAGCGCATAGAACGGAGGAGCAACAATGTTGCGGAGTTTAGCCATCTGGGATATCGTCCACGATCTGGACTACGCCGCTGCCGGATACAGCTACCTTGTCCGTGAACAGCCCGAACCGCTTCCCGAGGAGTTCAGCGGCTTTAAGGCGCGAAACCGAGCCCTCGCCCTCATCGCGCATGACCTCCGTCAGGAACTCCATGACCTCGGTAGCGGTAGCAGTCTTGGCGCTGCGGAGCTGTTCAAGGCGCGCTCTGATATAAGTCCTGATTTCATCATTTTTCATCATTCTATCAGCATTTCTGCCCGCACCTTCTGGCGAGTATCCTGCCTTAATAGCCGCCTGTGTGGCGTTCAGACTGATAAGATATTCGTCGCAGAAGCGTTTTTGTTTCTCGGTCATGGTGTTCCTCCTTTCGGCATAAAAATAGCCCCCGAAGAAATTACCTCGGAGGCTCTGTATTATTTTCTAGCTTATATTATAGCACAGGTGGCATGGGACATTCAAGGACATCATAGGACATCTTTCTGAAAAAAATCAGCAGCCGCAAGCAATGCCCGTCCGTGGATTCTGCATGCCTGGCGGTAGCTGTAGTGTAACTCCTCCGCGACTTCATTCAGCTTCTTTCCGTCAAGGTACATCAGTTCCAGAAGCTCCGCCTGTGTGCCGTCCATGCGGGAAAGTACATTCTCTATACGATCCTGTGCCTTTACAAGCTCGTCGATCAGCGAGTTTATACGCTCCTCGTAATGTACCAGCGCGACAGTCCCCTCGCCGATACGGTCGTGTACACCCCCGGACGGCGGCGGTGTACCTGCGGTCTGACCCGGTGCCGACGTCAGCTTTTCGAGCAGCCGCGCTTTTTGTTCCAGCCGGCGGTCTATCCGGCGGTTTATGCGTCGGTAGCTTTTGAGTTCTTCTTTCGCTTCTGCGGCAGTCATTCCAAATCACTTTCCTTTCTTTATCTCCCTGATTTTGACTTTCAGCGCCTCCAGCAGCGCGTTCTGAACGTCCTGCTTACCCGCAAGCGCGTCCGCGACATCTACATCGCGGGTGTTCTGCGTTATCAGCCGATGGATAATCACGCGCTCCTGCTGCCCCTGCCTGTGAAGCCGCTTGTTCGCCTGCTCGTAAAGCTCCAGGCTCCAGTTCAGTCCGAACCATATCACGTGATGACCGCCCTGCTGGAGGTTCAGTCCATAGCCTGCCGAAGCCGGGTGCGCGAGAAGCAGGTCTATCTTCCCGGCGTTCCAGTCCGCCTGATCCTGGTCGGTTTTCAGTTCCCGAATCGCCAGCGGAGATTTCTCAAAATGCCGCAGGATACGCTCCAGATCGTGCCGGAAGTTGTAGAATATCAGCGCGTGCTGACCGTTCAGTCCCTCCACAAGCTCTGAAAGGGTATCCAGCTTCCCGCTGTGGACTTCCACGGCGTTCTTGTTCTCGTCGTATACGGCTCCGTTCGCGAACTGCATCAGCTTCCCGGAAAGAACCGCAGCGGTTCCTGCGTCAAGCGTGTTCTCGTCTATCTGGAGAAGCATTTCGCGCTCGAACTCCTCGTACCGCTTTTCGGTGCGCTTGTCCATGTACACCGGAACGTCTACCACCGTGCATTCCGGAAGCTGTAAGTAATCCTCAGCTTTCATGCTGATACAGATGTCGCTTATCGCCGACCTGATGGACTCCTCGGCTCCAGGCTTCATCGCATATGTGGAAAAATGACCGCCGTGCGTGTTGCAGTCGCAGTATTTTGTCCGAAAGTGTGTTATCTTCTTCCCCAGGCGTTCTCCCTCGTCCAGTAAGTATATCTGCGCCCACAGGTCTATAAGCCCGTTGCTCGCCGGAGTTCCGGTTAGCCCTACCAGGCGTTTTATGTGCTGCCGGACATAGCACAGGCTCCGGAACCGCTGTGCCCTGCTGCTCTTGAAGCTGGACAGCTCGTCGATCACCACCATATCGAACCGCCACGAATTCCGGTCGTATTCCACCAACCATGGGACATTCTCGCGATTGATGACGTACACGTCGGCGGGAGTGTTCAGCGCCCTCACCCGCTGAGACAACGTTCCTATGACCCTGGAGATACGCAGGTTATGCAGGTGTTCCCACTTCTGCGCTTCGTTCGTCCATGTGGTTTCCGCGACTTTCTTCGGCGCAATTACAAGCACCTTTCCGACCTCGAACCGGTTGTATATCAGCTCGTTCACTGCCGTCAGCGTGATGACCGTCTTGCCTAATCCCATGTCAAGGAACAGCCCCAGGCTGCTGTCCGAGATTATCCTGTCGATACAGTATTTCTGGTAGTCATGCGGGACGAAGTTCATTCGTTCATCAACTCCCTGAGATTATCGAGATAGTGCTCCACCTCGTCTATGCCTGCCAGCACAAGCGCCGTGACATCAAGCTTCCATAGTTGTGCTATCCTGCGGAGCTGAATTCTGCTCGGCTTACCGCCCGGGGCTTTCAGCTCAACGAAATGCACGGTACCGCCCGGGAGTATCACTATCCTGTCGGGAACTCCCGCCAGTCCCGGTGAAACGAACTTGAACGTCCTGCCGCCGAGAGCTTTCACACCTTCAATCAGCCGCTGTTCGACCCTGTTTTCCTTGCTTCCCATTGTTCCTCCTGTCTGTCCGGTTCTCCCAATTTGGGAGGACTGAATTCTTGATCGCCTATGCATTCAAAAGTCGTGTATCCCGATCTTTGAAAATCATTAAATCCTCGCGCGCACGCGCGTATACACGCATGCACACAGGCGCACAGGCGTATATATTACCCTCTATTACCTCTACTTTTTTATTTTATTAGGAATAGAATGTTACAAATGTTACAACCGGCTGTATTCCTTACTGCTATGCGTTTTATGGCGGTAACATTCTTGTAACATTCCCATAACAATCGTAACATTCCCAGTAACATTCCAGCGAGAATGTTACAGAAAATCGGAGATTGTTACAGGAGAATGTTACAAGTGCTCAAGCCCTTATGAACCCGCGCTGTACGCCGTATTCCGCACCTATCCTCATTGCCCTGTCCGAACGCTTCCACCCCTCGATACTGCCGAGAACGCCGTTTATCTCCGCCGCGTCCGACTTCCGGAAGAACCTCATGTCGCCGCCCAGGGCTTCGCACCACACCTCGATGGCGCATACCCTTGTGCGCTCCACAAGCTGGGCTTCCGGCGTACGTGCGAACTCGCTGCCCCAGAACAGCCGGCGCTGAGCCAGCGTGCGTTTATCCCAGTCAGCTGGTATCTTCCTTTCGAGGAATTCGCGAATAACGCCCTCTTTCGCATTATGCTCAGAATGCTCCGCCTGCTCCTGCCGGGATATCCTTTCTACATCGCCCTCAAGGTACAGCTTCTCGCCGTTCTTCCATGCAAGCACCGCTTCCGCCCATATCTGCGGGACTTCCTCTGCAAGCTGTCTGAACACGCTCTTCGTCGGCTGATTTATCCCGCAGTCCACCGGCCAGAAGCGGCGGTTTCCGGTCTTATCGCGCAGGAATTCCGCTTCGTTGGTGGTTCCGAAGAACACGCACCGGCGCGGGTATTCCCGCGTTCTCCTGCCGTATGGTTCGCGGAAGATGTCCGCCACCTTAGAAAGAAACTGCTTTACAACGCCCATCTCCGCCTTTGACAAACCGTTCAGCTCGCCGAGTTCCAGCAGCCAGGAGCCCTGGATAAGCTCGTAGGATTCCTTGCCCTCGAACGTCCCCAGGCTGTCGCTGAACCAGTCGCCGCCCATGATCCGCAGCAGCGTGGATTTACCGATACCCTGCGGACCCGCGAGTATCGGCATTGTGTCGTACTTTACGCCCGGCTGCATGGCGCGGGCAACAGCGGCGGCGAACGACTTCCGCGCGACTGCGCGGACATACGCGTTATCCTCCGCGCCGAGGAAGTCCACGAACAGAGTATCAAGCCGCGGAACGCCGTCCCATGCTGGCAGGGCGTTCAGGTAGTCCCTGACCGCGTTCACCGTGTGGCGGTGGCAGACCAGCGAGCAGGCGTCCAGTATCTTGTTGACCCCGGTTATTCCGTGAGCCTTTTCGAGATAGTGCCGGATCCCTGCGTCGTCGTTATCCGTCCAGCTTCTTACCCCGGTACTCATATCCCAGGGCATAGCGCCGATGACCTGCACGCGGTTGCTGAATTCGTCAAACCGGAGCTTTCCCTTGAGCATAGGGTCGTTCTCCAGAATTATTATGATGTTGTCGGTGGTCTTTTTCGGAAGTCCGGTGGCCAGGGAGACCTCAAGCTGTGCTATCCAGTCGAGGTCGTTCCCGGGCACAACGGTGGGAGGATTCCCGAATGCTGAAACTGCCTTTTCGTACTTCTCTGTGTTCAGCAGCGAACTGACTTCCTTATCAGCGGCGGCAAATTCGTTCATCAGTGCCGCCGACGGAAGCCTGTTTGCGGGAGTATCCGGCGCGGCTCCATCGTCGTTGCTTCCGAACAGGTGGAGCCTTACAAGGTCGTAAGCATTGCAGAGCCTTCCGCCCGCCGGGTCAGTCGCGTGATGGGAGTACAGGTACTTTCCGTCCTCGTACACGACCGCGCCGCCGGTGGTCGAGCCGCCGGAATAGGTATAGCGGTCGTTTCCACACGGGATATATACTCCAGGAAGAAGCTCGTCCATCGCGCGGTAGATATCGTATGTACGACAGAATGCGCCGACGATACCGGATTTCTCGGTAGGATCTGCCTGCTTGCCGCCCCTCGGAAGCTTCGGCGCGGTCATGCCCTGCCACTGAGCCACATCATGCCAGTCGGCGTACATCGCGAGAACTCCGTCAACATCTACGAACGGCTTGTCTGCGTAGGTATAGACATACTGGCTGTCCGCCGAACAGCTCGGCCAGTACATCAGCCGCGAAGCCTGAAACGTAGTCGGGTCGCAGTACTCCATACCGATGAACTCCGCGATCTTACGCGCCAGTGGTTCGTATTCGTCAGCGGTGCAGGTGCGGTTCAGCGGTATCAGCACGCGGAGCCTCGGAGCCGCTTCGGAGTGCTTGCGGGTGCTGTATACGCAGTACCCGAAGCCGAGACCGTCTATCCGGCGCAGGATATCCGAGGTCAGCCCGGCGGGGATATTATCAAGGTCAAGCGTGACGATATCCCTGCCGCTGACTGCGGAAGCCTTGCGCTGTATTCCTTCAAGCGTTCCCCCGACAAAGCCGCCGACGTCCTTTATTTCGTCCTGCTTCGCTTTCGGGAGCGCCATGTATTCTGTATATTTCTCCGTAGTGCGCTGCGGGGCGCTGAGCTTCTCACAAAGCTCCGACCACATCAGCTCCTGCCGCTGCCATGATACTGCTTTTCGGCTCGTTCCTACGGTTATGATCAATGATCTGTCGTTGTACACTACGGTGTCACCTTCCTTAGTCCTTCTTATAATATTCGCCGACAAATCCCGCAGCATTGAGGACAAGCCCCGGCGCCCAGGATATCGGCTGTTTCATTATTCCGCATAGGGTATCGAGGTCGGCGCGTTCAGCCGGGCAGTCGACGACCGCTTCGTCGTGGATATGCATGACCGTCTGATACCCTGCGTTTTCGAGCCGTTCCAGAGTTACCGCAAGGCAGTCCCTCGCGATAGCCTGAACGACGTTCTCCGTGAGCTTCCCGCCGTAGGTGGAAAGCCTCGTCCATTTTCGCGTGCCGCCCTCCGCGCCCCAGTAATGCACAGCGGGCTTGTTGAATTCGTTGCAGGCGATCTCCGGGTGCGGATAGTACAGCTTTCGCCCGCTGGGGAGCCTTATAGTGAGGAAGTCCAGACAGTTCACGGAATCGGTCTCGCGGTCAATGATAAGCCCCTGAACTCCAGAGGGCTGACCGAATTTCACTGCGGATATCGCCGCCTCCTCCAGCTTGTACCAGAGGTCCCGTATACGCGGGCTTGCTTCTCGCCAGCGCGTAACGATATCAAGGAGTTCCTCATCGGAAAGTCCCATCTTATCCGCGCCCATAGCTTTCAGCGCTCCGACCGACCCCTGATAGCCAAGCGCCAGCTCCGCGACTTTGCCTTTCGCGCGGTAGGCGTATTCGGGATTTCCCTTTTTAATGCGCTCTATCGGCACGTGGAACATCTGCGAAGCCGAAGCTTCATATATCTTCCCGTGGGTCGCGAATACCTCCTGCCGCCAGCTTTCGCCCGCGAGCCACGCAATGACCCGCGCTTCGATGGCGGAAAAATCCGCCACCGCAAACATATTCCCCGCCGCGGGAATGAATGCCGTCCTGATAAGCTGTGAAAGCGTGTCCGGGACATTGCCGTAAATGTATTTCAGCGTGAAGAGGTCGCGGTTCTTCACCAGTTCCCTTGCCATGCCGAGGGTTTCGATGTATGTGCGCGGTAGGTTCTGAACCTGTACCAGACGCCCCGCCCAGCGCCCGGTGCGGTTCGCGCCGTAGAACTGTATCAGCCCCCGCGCCCTGCCGTCGGCGCATATCGCGTTCTGCATGGCGGTGTATTTCGTGACGGAGGTTTTCCCCAGCTCCTGGCGTATCTCCAGCACACGCCGCGCATTCTCCTGCGGAACGGTTTTCATCAGCGCCGATACTGTTTCCTTATTCAGCGAGGAAATGTCCTCTGAGGTTTCCTTTTCGAGCCAGTCCTTGAGCTGCTTTACAGACTTCGGATTATCAAGCCCGGTCAGCCGCGCAGCTTCCTCTATGAGCTGGCTGTTTATCATCCCGGAGCATTCCACCGCGCCCGCTATCAGTTCAGTGTCGAGAGCCACTCCGGCAGCGTTTATGCGCTGGTCGAGCTCCCACTGCCGCTGAACCTCGTCGGGTACCGGGAACGCCGACAGTTTGTGCTCGACGGTCATTTCAGTTTCGACATCGCGGCAGCAGTACACCTTGAAAAGCTCCCACTTTTCCGGCGCGTGACCCGGATAATTCCGCGTTCTCATGCCGTTTGCGCGGGTTGGTCTGCACGGCTTACAGAAGTAATTTATCAGCGCTTTTCCGGTGCTGAGCTTCTTTTTGTCCTGCGGGAGCTTCAACGCCTCACCGATCTCAGCCAGTCCCGCAGGATAGCCGAGATACAGCCCGTGGAGCTGCGTGCACCGCCACTGTGGGAGCCGCTCTGCCGGATTTTCGATACCGAAATAAACCGAAAGGCAGTACCACTCGAACGCCGCGTTGTACGCGTGCTTGGTACAGTCGGGATCCGTGAGAAGCTCAGTCAGTTCGTCCGGAACAAATTCACGCTTTGGCTCTACGATTTTCACCGGCTCCCCATCAATGCTGTACGCTATCAGCAGGATCTCGAAGTCTGGGGACTGCGCATACTTGTACAGTCCCGACTTGCGAATATCAACGGAAGAATAGGTCTCGATGTCTATCGAAACGTGCTTAACCGCCATAGGGCATACCTGTTATAGGGTCTACGCCGTAGTAAGGTTCGGCGGGCGGCACCTGATTATACACAGGCTGTGCGGGAGCCGCGGGCATGGGTGCCGGAGCGCCAAATGAACCGAATGCTTCCGCTGCGGAGATACCGCCGCCGAGAGGCTCGCCGTCCTCCAGCTTCTGGACTGCATTCAGACCGCAGCCGATACCGCGCTTGCCGTTGCTGTTGTACGGGAAGAAATTCACGTTCACGCGCGCATAGCAGCCGCTGTAAACCTCGCTCTGGTTGATTATCGGGTTCAGGCTGAGGTCAACGACCTGCGGAGCGTTCTTGCTGGAAGCCGTGAACACCCAGCAGCCCTTGCACTCCGCGCCGAAATGCTCGCCGTTGGGGCGGACGCCGTCACCGTCATACACCGGGACAGCCAGCACCGGAGGCTTCGCGCCGTTCCAGCACTTGGACACGCCCGCGTTTGTGGCTGCGGCGATGGCGGCGTCGATACGGCGCTTGGTCTCAGCGTCCGTTTTGGGGACGAGAATAGTCACGGAGTACTTCGGCTCCTGATTGGGCTGGTGCGCATAGGGTCTGAAAAGGTGCTCGTAGGAAAGTCTTGCTCTGTTAGTAGTTACTGCTGTTTCAACCATTGTTGTTACCTCCAAAAATTTTTGTCATGTCTTTCTTGTAATCGGGTCTTTTGTCGTCGGCCGGAACGAGTGTCGGTCTGCCCTGCGGCTTTTCGATGTATTTGCCGATAAGCTCGGTGAGCTTCTTTTTACCGCCGACAAGCTTTTCAAGCTCGGTCAGACCGAGGGGCTTGCGCTCATATAGCATTGCTTCCTCAATACCGCTGTCCTTGAGTACTGTGAACGCGGCTTCAAGGTCGGTGATCTGGCGGTTGCTCCTGCCCTCGACCGCCTTAAATCCGGTCACGGTTTTGCCGCTCATTATCTCGTTCAGCGCATACTCCTCGATATCCGACAGCCAGTTTGCGAACAGCCGCGCCCGCACCAGTATCTTTCCAAGTTCATCGTCTGAGAGAAGCTCAGGCGGAACTATCGAGAACTCCGCTTCCGAAAGTATATGCTCCGCTCTGGCGCGGCAGGTCGCTTTCGCCTTGCAGAACCGGCAGTGATCTCCGCAGGAGAACTCTCCCTTGCCCTCCCAGGCGAGCTTTGCTGTCGGCATGATACTCCTGCCCCATTCCTCCAGCGCGTCCCGGGAGAGGCTCCACGATGAATTGCCGTCTTCGGTGCGCGGCTGAACGATATGCAGAGTGACGTTCCGGATATCGTACAGCATATCGTAATCCCGCGCCGCTCCCAGCGCGTACAACTTGAGCTGCGGATTGTCCTCCGCGCTGACGGGAACTCCCTTGCCGTACTTGAAGTCGATGATGTGGATATCATTGCCGCAGAGGATTATGCAGTCGCTCGTGCCAAAGCCGCCCGGGGCTATCCCGGAGTAATCCACCCGCTGTTCCGGAATGACTGCGGGCTTAGTGCTGTAACCGTGCACTATCCTGGATATGTAGTCGATGTACTGGTCGGTGTAGCCGTCCATCTCCGGGGAGTACAACTCGTTCTTCCGTATCTCCGCGACCGCCTTGTCGAACGCGGACTTTTTCAGCCCCTCGAACTTTCTGCAGAGTTTCAGCTCGCACAGCGAATGCGCAAGTGTTCCCTCTGCGGCGTAACCGGAACCAGTATCCGGCATATTCTCGGTGAGCCTGGCACTGGGCGGGCACGCAAGCCAACGCTTCGCCGAGGACGCCGAAAGCAATGCATGAGTTTCAGGCATTATATCTTACCTCCGAGCTGTCTGATCCCGTTCGCCATAGCCGCGTAGGATTCCGGCGGAAGATCTCTGATACTCTGAACCTGCTTTACGGCTCCGGCGCTGTCGGTGTAGGAGAACGTGTGCAGAAGTTCGAGGAGCTTACCGCGCAGGGCTTCGTTCTCGCAGAGAGGGCGCGCGGCTACTGCAAGCTCGTCCTGCGTGTACTGACGTACCGCTGTGGGAATTGTCTGCGCAGCGGGAAGAGCGGCAGGAACCGTCTGTACAGCGGGAGCAGCCTGAGCCGTGGGCGCGGAGACAGGAATGGGCTGTGCAGTCGTGACGGGCTGTACATGAGGTGCTGCAACCGGGACTGCCTGCGCAGTCGGGATTACCGGCTGAACAGGTGGAGCGACCGCCGGAGCTTCGGGGGCAACCTCGTTCTGTACGTCTGCGGGAACATCGGACGCGGCCTTGATGAGCCTCAGCGCCTGCTCCGGAGATACTCCGGAAAACTTGATTTCAAGGGTCATATTTTTTTCCTCACTTTCATATTCGGTAACGGGATTTCCGCACCAGAAGCAGGTGCGCCCGTTATTTTCGATACTGCTGCAATAGGGGCAGCGGATAGGCGGATTCATGTGCTATTTCCGTCCTCCTGTAATGTTTTCAGATAACTTTCCAAAACCTCGACGGCCTTGTGCTTGTACGCTTTGTTTTCAGGAGCGTTCGCGAACAGAATGAAGCTGGTCAGTATGGCGCGGGCTTCCCGCTGATACAGCGCGAAGAGCTTTTCCGCGGTTTCGGCATCGGGTCTTTCCGCGGATTTCAGCTCCGCTATCTGTTTCTCAAGCTCGGCGTTCTTCTGTCGTGCCTCCTCAAGCGCGATTCCCTTAGTTTCGGCGTCGTATTCCGCGCGCGGCCTTGCCCCACGCCTTTTTGGTTTCGCTTTGCTGGTCATGAAGCTGCTTGTCAAGGTCCTCTATCTGAGAAACGAGCCTGCCTGTCTTTTCGGCGTTCTGGCTTGCCTTTAGCCGCATTATTTCGTCAGAGAGCTTCTTACTGCGCTTTTCCAGCTCGTCCAGAGCTTCGCGGTGTTCCTCCGGGGAAACGTACCCATCGGGGATAACCTCCTGCTTTTCAGTGACTACCTCGGTGGGACGGTTCTCAAGCTCCTGAATTTTAAGGCGGAGCGCGGTGTTTTCCTTTCCTGCTTCTATGCGGAGCTTCTCGCGCTCTTCAAAGTTACGCTCGACATTACCGAGGTTGGTTCTGCAAACCTCAAGGTCGGTCTGTAGCTTTTTCTCGCGGCTTTCCGCTTTTTCAAGCTTCTGTTTCAGCTTCTGATACTCCTTGTGGGAAGTAATGTCCCCTGAAAGCACCTGCTCAACTAGCTCCGGCGGTGCGCTCGGCTTGCTGATCTCGCAGGAGAGCGAAAGCGGAAGCTCCTCGAATACATCGGTGCGGTGTTCTCCCAATTTGGGAGAACACATGAACTCGTACCGCTGAATAAGTCTGTAAACTGTCTGGCGCTTAAATCCGACCGCGGTATACCAGCGCTCGAACGTCCCGCCACTGTGGTTTGCGAGGAGATCCTGCGCCGCCTTGAAATTGGCGCCGAGTATAGTGAAGTAGCTTGCGGTTTCGGTCTTGACGACCTGCTCGATCTTGCGGAGCTCGTCCGCTTCGTTCTTGGGAAGCTCACTGTAATCAAACAGCGCGGGAGCGTTCTGCGGTACTTCGGACGGCTCTTCGGGTCTGGCGTCAATTGCGGGGTGTTCATCGATTACCGCTGCCGGAGGATTCTCGGCGCGCTTGTATTGGTGTATGTACTGCGTGTAGAAATCATCGTCCTTGATGAGCTTAGCTACATCAGACCACTTTACAAGCAGGTCACGGTCTGCAATATCGGGGAAAATACAACCCAAATCTATCTTAATGCCGCGCGCCGATCCCGCAACGTTTATTTTGTCATAACCGGCGCCGCTACGACTAAAGTCGGCTTTAAGCACCGTTGCCATAGTGGCGGCGGTGATATTCGCTTCGCGGAGCTTTTCAAGCCCAGCCGGAAGAAGCAGATATATATATACCGGCGCCGACTATCTCGTCGTATTCGGTCATGCTACGATTATAGTTCATAAGCTTGACAAAATCCTTTCTTTAGGCTATAATAACCTTGTATTCTTATCTTTGCCGCTTCCCGAATTGCCGTTCAGGAGCGGTTTTTCTTTTTCTTTGCCCAGTTGGACTTCAAACGGCTCGAAGCCCACAGAGGATAGCCGCTTTCCTGCGTGCATTCTGTGTATGAGTGCTCTGCCGGGCAGTCGTTCTTGTAGGCGCAGGTGCCGCAGTTCACCGGGTCACTGTCTGCCTTGTCTATCGTCGTTTTGTTGTACGGCATGGCTTGTCCTCCTTTCTTCGTAGTCATGCGCGACCTTCGCCGCCAGGATAGAACCGCCGCTCAGAATTCCGCAGCTGAACACTAGCACCCAGTATGTAGCGCCGTCAAGTCTGCCGCTCTCCAGGGCAACTATTGACAAGAACATGCCCAGAAGTCCTGCCAGGAAGCTTGTACCGATTATTGGTTTGAGTATCTTCATGCTGTTCACCTCACATCAGCGCTTTCACGATGTCCAGTATCATCGCCGCCCCGCTGTCGAGATCTACATTCACGGGCGTGATACCATCGGGATAAGCGATAGTAACGGTTTCGCGTTCCTTGCTATAGCGCAGCGCCTCAATTTCCGCGCCTGCTCTGGTCAGCTTCAGCGCCGGGAGCAGCGCGTTGCAGATTGCCTGCTTGTCCTCTGTCATGTCCTCACCCCCAGAGTTCTCAGCTTGTTCAGCCTGTATTCCAGCTTGGTGATGTCCAGCCCCCAGGCTTCGTAAGCTATCTCGGTGTTTACGCGGGTGGCGTCTCCGGGAAGCTTCCCGCGCTCGTTCATGAGTTCCCGCGCCTTGCGCTTGAGCCTGCTAACGGTATCGTTCGCGAGCGGTCCGAACAGCTCCCGGATATCCGGCGTGGAAAGTTCGCTGCGCTCATAGTAGAGCCTTATCGCCGTTTCCAGCGATGTTATCTGCGGTATGCGTACCGTTACTTTTGATGTTGGCATGTTTGGTTTTCCTCCTTTTACTATTCGTTTTCAGTTTTGACTTCTGTGTTCTTTGCCGCGAAGAGTATCATCTGCGAAGCGACAAAGCAGTTGGAAAGCCCCGTTTTTGCAGATATCTCCTCAAGCGCTGTATAAGCCTCAAGAGTTATCCGCACGACAGGTGGCTTGTCCTTCGGCTTGACCGGACGAGGAACTCTGAATATCAGCTTGTCAGGCATTGTGTTCACTCCATTACATTAGGAATCATCGGAGCGAGATTATAGCCTATTTGCTACCGAGTTTTTCGGTTCGCTCGAAGATTCAGCTTCTTTTTGGGGTTCATAAGTTGCCATTATAGCAACTTACATTGCAAAAAAAATCTCTCTTTTTTGCTTTTCGGATAGTTCAAGCAGCTTAGAAATCTTTGCAACCTCGCTTACCCTGAACTCCGAACGGTTCTCAATCTTCTTAGACAGCCCCTGTCTTGTAAGTCCCAGAGCCTCCGCAATCTCCTGAAGCGTAATTTGCTTAGCTTTAGCGATCTCTTTCAGCAGCTTTCCGTTTGTCACTATAATCCCTCCTTCCAAAGTTGCCATTCCGGGTACTCTTACATGATATCACAAGGTTTCCATAATGTCAACCCAAGTCTGCTTGTTTCTCTATTTTGCACAAGAATTAATGCTATCTTTTGTTTACATTTTGGAAACGCGCGTGTAAATCATTGTTGACATAACAGAAACAATGTGTTATAATGATATCCAAGGAGGCGAATATTATGACATTAGGAGAGAGAATCCGAGAACTGCGGCAAAAGGCGGGCTTAACTCAGGAAGAGCTTGCAAAAGAAATCGGGTACTCAACTAAAACGAGCATTTCAAAAATGGAAAATGACCTGCTTGACATAAACCAGTCAACTATCGTCGCACTTGCAAGAGCGTTGAAAACAACTCCAAGCACACTGATGGGCTGGGAGGACGATAGCAAAGAGCATTCAAATATACGAGATATTGTTCCAATCAACAAGATTTACATGATCCCGATATATGCAACGGTTTCAGCGGGTTTCGGAGCATATGCAGAGGATAGTATTGTAGACTATCTGCCAATGATAATAGATAATCCCTATGACGTGCCGGACATGATCGGCATACGTGTCAAGGGCGACAGCATGTACCCGAAAATAGAGGACGGCGACACCATAGTAGTACGCAGACAGGAAAGCGTTGACAGCGGTTCTGTAGCTGTCCTGCTTCTGGACGGCGAAGAGGGACTGGTGAAAAAGGTCGAGTACGGCAAGGACTGGATCGAGCTGCATTCATTCAATCCGGAATACAAGACCCGCCGCTTTGAGGGAAAGGACGTGCTCAGACTGAGGGTCGTCGGAAAAGTGCTGAAAGTAGTCAAGTCGATATAAAAAACAGAAAGGGTAATTATATCATGGGACTGATGGACGTATTCAAGGCAAACGAAAACAAAAAGCTCCAGGAACGCGTAGCAGAGCTGGAAAGAATGCTGTCCCCGGAGCAACAGGAAATAATGCGGCTGAAAGACGAGATCGCGCAACTTGAAAATACAGTCCAGATCAAGCGCAGCGAAGTATCCGGCATAGTATCGGAAATAGACAAGAACCGTCGCGTACTTGGCGGGATCAATTCAGAGATACAGTATAAGAAATCGCAAAGCGCCGCGCTTGACGAGGAGCTTATGCTTGAGTCTTTCGGGCTGTATACGCCGAGGTTCAGCTTTACAAAATCAGAGCAGTACAAGCGGCGCCTGGACGAAATACGTCAGTTCCAGAAAACTATGATAAAAAATAACGGCGCTGTACTCGGCTCTCAGAACTGGACGGTGAACGGAAGCGCCGCCCAGGGGAAGAAAATGGTCGCAGATATGCAGAAACTGCTGCTCCGCGCGTTCAACGGGGAATGCGACGAGCTTGTTGAAAAAGTGAAATACAACAACTTCGACGCTTCACTCAAGCGCATAAACGCTTCCTGCGACGCAATAAGCAAGCTCGGCAGCATGATGAACATATCAATATCGCCGGCTTACCGCGCCGCAAAAATCGACGAGCTGACGTTAGCCTTTGAGTACGCTCAGCTAAAGCAGAAAGAAAAGGAAGCCGAAAAGGAAGAACGCGCCAGACTCCGTGAAGAAGCACGTCTGCAAAAGGAAATAGAAGAAGAACGCAAGAAAATCGAAAAGGAACAAACGCATTATCTCAATGCCCTGGCTAAAATAAACGTACAGCTTGCCGCCTCTCCGGAGTCGCCGGAACTTCTCGCGAAAAAAGAAGAGCTGGAAAGCAAGGTCGCCGACACGGAAAAAGCTATCAAGGACGTGGATTATCGCGAGGCGAACAAAAAAGCGGGATATGTTTATGTTATCTCGAATATAGGTGCTTTCGGTAAGGACGTCTACAAGATAGGAATGACCCGGCGTCTGGATCCGCAGGAAAGAGTTGACGAGCTGGGCGACGCTTCTGTTCCGTTCGGATTTGACGTCCATGCGATGATATTCACAGACGACGCTCCTAAGCTGGAAGCCGCGCTTCATAGAGCGTTCGAAGATAAGAAAGTAAACATGGTGAACCCGCGACGGGAATTCTTTCATGTATCATTAGACGAAATCAAAGCCGTCATACGACAGAATTACGACAAAACAGTAGAATTCAATGACTATCCGGACGCCGAGCAATGGCGCATTTCCGTAAAAATGAGGGGTGGGAATTTCTCTGAACCAGAGATACCCGAAATCGAATTGCCCGAGCACACTTTACCAGTAACAAAAAATCTCGCCGAGGAAGCCATTGAGCAGATACATTTCGCGAAGCCCTCCGCAGAATGTACATACAGCGTTGAAAATGGCATATACTCTGTCCTGATAACTGAAAACGGTTCTCTTTGTGGTAGACTCAGGCTGTCTAATTTCAAAGCGCTCAAATGCGATTATTTTGACATCAATCACAACGTATATTTCTTTGGAGATATCAAGAAGATAAAAGAACTCATATAACAAAAAGTCCCCTGCCCATACGGACAGGGGAACGCCATAGAAAGGAGAAAAATCATGCCAATAAACAAAACCGGAGTCAAGAAGAACGGCTTGCAACAGTACCGTGTCCGTGTGAACTACACCGACGCAGCTGGCAAAGCTCACCAGATCGAGCGCACCGCCTACGGCCTCGCGGAAGCCAACGCGATGGAGCAGTCCCTGATAGCCGAGTACAAGGACAAGAAGCAGACCGTTTCACGCATGACCGTCCAGCAGCTCTACGACGAGTACGAGGTCTACCACAGCCACGAAACACGCAAGACCTCCCACGACAGCGCCATGAAGAACCTGCGGCTCCGGGTAATGCCGACTATGGCAGATTACCGCCTGGACAGGCTCTCGCAGCCGGTTCTCGCGAAGTGGAAGAACGACATCGCCGCCGACGAAAAGCTCTCCATTACAACGAAACAGAACGCATACTCAGCGTTCGTGGCTATGCTGAATTACGCAGTCAAGATGGAATACCTGGTGCGGAACCCGCTGAGCGCCCTCGGCAACTTCAAGGCTCCCGACACCATCGAGAAGCCCGCGGATAAGCTGCACTACTACACGTCGGAGCAGTTCCGTGCATACATTGCCGAAGCGAAAAAAAGCGCCCAGACCGCAACGGACTGGGCTTATTATGTATTCTTTTGTATTGCGTTCTATACCGGCGCCCGCAAAGGCGAGATAAACGCGCTGAAATGGTCGGACATTGACGGAAATATCCTGCACATACGCCGGAGCATTTCGCAGAAGCTCAGGGGCGGCGACGTTGAGGGACCCCCGAAGAACAAATCCAGCTACCGCGACCTGCAGATACCTGCCCCGCTGATGAAGATACTGAACGAACACAAGCGCCGTCAGCAGGAAGCCTACAAACTGTTCAGCGAGGAATTCCGCGTGTGCGGGGGCGAAGTTCCGCTGCGTGACACATCAATCGAGAACCACAACAAGGCATTTGCCAAAGCCGCAGGACTGCCGCACATACGCATTCACGACTTCCGGCACACTCATGCTTCTTTGCTTGTCAACGAGGGAATAAACATACAGGAGATCGCGCGCAGGCTCGGGCACTCCGACGTGCAGATGACCTGGAACACCTACAGCCACCTTTACCCCCGCGAGGAAGAACGCGCCGTCGCTATCCTCGATAAAATTGCTCCAGATTGAGCGCAGTTAGCTTCCCCCGAAATCCCCGAAAAATCCCCGAATAACTCGGAAAAGAGGATTTTTGAGGTTGGAATGCAAGCTTTTTAAAAGTTCAACGTTTGGCTTTGCAATGCGGTTTTATAGGCACTTGCCGGAAAAGTGAGAAATGTATTTGGAAGCTGAAATCGGTTCCCCCCATCTCCACCA